TTCTGCACTCCTAGTGGCTGCTTGTGTAAGTCTACTTTGTCCCTTACCAGGTGTTGCAAGATCATATATGCCACCGACACCCTGTGCTACACCTTCCCCACTACGTTTTACACCAGCTCCAAAGGCTGCACCACCACGTATAACTGGGTCTTCTAGTGTCCTGTTAAGTTCCCCTAGTTGGTTAGAACGTTCAGCAGTAGCCTTAGCAAAGCTACCTCTCTGCTGTGCTGTTAGCTCACCGATCAGTTTCTTCTTAGTTTCGGGAGACAGAACACCGCTTCGCTCGATTTCCTTCTTGCGTAGGCTTATAAGCTTTTGTTGGTCTTCTAATAGTTTCTCTCTGCGAGCAGTACCACCAGTAACATCTTGGATAACTGATTCTACTGCACCACCGAAGTCTAGGGCTGATGATATGTTCTTTTTTACATTTTCTTTAGCCGTTGTAACAAGGCTCTTGGGTTTCTTTATACCGTAGTTGGGATCAATGGCCTCAGATAGTGATCGTACCTCTGCTACATCTAAGCCAGTCTCCTTAGAAATATCTTCCCAAGATTTGCCCTTCTTTAGAGCACTCCTGACAATAGTGTTCTTCTTCTTGTCGTAGTCCTCTCTAGCACGTACCTTATCCCCAAGACCAGAAAATAGACCACCTCCGCCCTGTGGTTGCGTTCCGCCTGTGAGTATACCTTGTATTGGCATGATTTACCTGTAGTTTTTATTGTTAGGGTTCTTATAGCCACCAAAGTATCGGTCAAAGTCCACTAGGCCAGCTGCACCCCATTCTCTTCGCATTTGGCTGTATGTTTGAGGGCTTACATAACCATCACGACCTATGAGTTTATCGGCTACTAGTTGTGAGCGTAGCGTACCAGCTGCTTGTGAGTAAACCTCTTGCTTAGAAGCTGCTCTACCACCTCCGCCTCCACCACCGCTTCTAGCACTTGCTTGAGCCAAAGCTGCCTGTTGTCGAGCCTGTTCCTGTTCCATCTGGAACTTACGTTCGGTTAGATCACGGTTGTATAGGGTGTCTGCTAATTGGTTGATAGCACCTGTTCTTTGAATACCAAGATCACCAATCTTCATATTAACGCCAGCAATCTCCTGTGCCTGTTGAGCACCGAGCTTAGAGCGTTCACCAAGTAGTGCAGTACCAAGCTGTGTTTGTAGGTCTACTGGCATGCTAGAACGAAGCACACCACGTGCTCCTGCTGATTCAAGTATATTCTGTGTTTCGGTAGCACGTTGGCCTTCAAGACCCTGGAATAATGTCTGGTAGAGCTGTTGGATAGCAGGGATCTGAGATTTCAGAGCCTGTTCCTGTTGCTGGTAGATCGGTGCTACTTGTGCTGTTGCCTCATCAATGTACCTGGTTGCCATTTTATTTGTTTTTCCTTTTAAGTAACTACGCTTGATTATAGCCTAGTGTATTGACAAAAGTAAATATACGGTCTAGCAGTCGTACTGAGAGGCGAGAGTGTTGTACTGTACCTGTATTCTATCTTTTGCAGGTCGAAGTGTACGACTTAGGTAATCTTCTAGCCAATACTCTAGTGTAACCCATTCTGGTATAGCATTAACTGACTTACGAGCGTTGTACAGTTCTGTAAGTTCAACAGTACGTTTTGCAATAAGACCATCATACTCGTTTAATTGAGCTTGTAGGGGTGCTAAAGCAGTATTTTTATCTCCAACGCACTTTGTGTCTGGTGGTGGTACTTGTGGGGCTTCTACGGGCTCTGGTGGGGTCACAGGTGGTGTTGATGGCTGTTCTGCTACTGGTGTCTCGGTAGCTGGCTTTGCTGGCCATGGTGTAACCTTAGATTCAATCGTTACTGGTATCTGGCGAGTTTCCTCACTAGGTTGGTTAACAGCCATTAGGCTACCTCCCGTTATCAATGTTAGTACTATTGCTGTTCCGATTATTTTCCTCTTCATATTGATGAGCTTATCATAGCTATGGTTATATGTCAAGTACTAAATGGTGTATCAAAGACGTAAATAGTAAAGTCATAGGTCTGACTAGACAGTGCAGCAGGGGCACCAGTATTGTTAGAAACAAATATCTCAATACGAAGTACGTTAGCTGAAGGGTTATAGACAGATATGTTTGCATTACCACTCGCCCATGTAAGATCTCTGAGTATGATACTGTTATTAGCTACCCTGCGAGAGTAGGCACCACTTCGCTGGTAATAGACCTCAAAGACAGCTTGATCTCTTGTAATGGCTATATCTGTGGTGAACTGCAAAGCATCAAAAGCTGGCACGGTGCCAGACAGTACCACTGATGCGGTTTTCTTTTCTCTATTCTTAAAAGCCTCATGGAATGAAGAAAGTATTACGTCGTCTAGTCTTATGCTACCCATCGTAGTACACCACGTACCAAACTCTCGTCGCTGGGCTAGTAATGCCACCATACGAGTCAATTACTAAAGTTGTATCGGTAACGCTAACATCTGCTTCCACCATAGCTAAATCATACACCCAATAGTTGCTGATTCCACCACCATAGTTAGCCAGCCACACCTCACCAGTCTTCATTTCGTTGTAGACCCTAACTGTCGGCTTGTAACCGAGATTATGGGTAATTGTATTGGTTACTGCTAGTGTAGCTGCTGGTATGGTGAGCACACCTTGGTAGGCTACCTTCTGGTAATTAAGTCGGCTATCGAAGGTAATGTTAGACGTACTACCGACTGTCGGTGGTACTAATGGGTTAGTCGTGTCGTAGTCATCGATCCAGAAGGCTACAACCCTATAGTAAATGGTACCGACACTCGCAGCACTCAGAACGTATATATGCGTAGTCGTAGAGTAAGATATAGCGTATTGGTTAGCTGAGTTACCATCTTGCCAGTTTGTGCCATCAGATGATGTCTGTAGCTTGGTAAAGACTGGTCTGGTTAGGCCGTGAGCAACGGTGGTGTAGGCTATATATCCGCCTAGCTGTGGTGCGGTGTTGGTATCGAAGCTACCAGAATATACCCCGACAATCTTATCGGTCTGATACGAGGTGCTGAAGGCTATATTTTGTTGATTAACTAAAGACACTTAGTACGTCCACATCTTCTCTCGTCATAACAATACCAGTGTCACCATCTGGCAGTACCCCTATGATGATGCGGTTTGTCCCTGCGTTATCCTTATAGACATCTGTTCGCTTTTCGTTCGATATACTCCTGCCCCATTCGTTCATCTGCTTAGCAAGGCTCTGAATCTGAGCATCTGTATCACCAGCGTTTATACCACTAGTACGGATCTCTGGGAGTATTGGCATTTACGTCAATCTCCTCATTCTCGCTGTAGCCTGAAGTGCTAAGACTTCTATCCCTTCGTCGTAACCAGACTGCTGGATTCTAAATTTAAAGTATTTGCCTATTCCTTGGAACTCGGCTACTCGGCTAGTAATAAGAGCACCATCGCTACTCCATGAATCAACATCCCACTCGGCAACATCCCATAGAGATGAGCTACCAGGGCTGAGGTTAATGTCTGATCCTGTAGTGGTGTTCTCAGATATGTTCTGTAGCTGTGTAACGGTCATATCCCAGTCACCAAGAGCTAGTTGCTGTATGTAGAACTTCTTAATAGCCTTATCGTTAATACCTGAGTCGAAGCTTAGTGAAGGAGTATCGTAGAGCGTATCAATCTCATAGCCAGCATCGTTACCACCAGTATTCCATAAGTAGATGTTACCTGTAGTTGAAGAACCAAAGTAGATCTCACCATGGTCATCACCACCGATCCAGTTAGAAAAGCTGTTCATGTGTAAGTGATCCATGTGCCCCCATACACCACGTGTAAGGTCATAGAACAGTGCTTCGGCGTTATGAGCATCACCACCAGGTGTATAGCCTATAAGGTACTTATTCTCCCACAGCGTAGCCACAGGGCTTGTAGTGTTTGCCCAGGAGCTGATAGTAGTGTTAACAGCCTTATCTGATATATTCTTGAGGTTTGTACCATCAAACATATAGATGCCTCTGTCTGATTGGAATATCAGTACATCATCCCATTCAACTAGCGTTCGGTTGTTTATCATACCGATCTCGTTAGTGATGTTACGAAGCTCGAAGTTAGCTGGTGAGTTACCGTAGATTGCCCAGATAGCCCGACGTTGGAAGACAAAGAGTGCGTTACCTAGAGCGTATAGACCCGTACCCGTATCGCCCTTACCAGCTGGTACGTTTATGACACCTGAGTTGTTAGTAGTATCAAAGTCATTGAAGTGATCCTCAGTAACTGAGGTGTCTAGTACTGAGAAGTTAATCTGGTTATTGGTTAGTGTCCAGACACGGTTTTGAAAGGCAGCGATAGCCTGTGGTGTTGGTACGGTTACACCGCCAGTAGTACTTAGTTTGCCCATAACTTCACCCCATGGAGAGATAGCATAGGTCTGTCCTGAGGCCGTAGAGCCCTTGTAAGCGGTTTCGACTGTTAGACTGGTTGCACCACCTATAGCAGTAATACGATACCACTTGCTGTCTGGTAGCTTAATATACTCACCAACTTCAGCGTTAGTAGATGTATTCCAAGATGTACCCGATCCAGTAACGGTAGCAGAGTCAACGGTTACAGAGATTGTACCAGTAGAGTAGTTGGCATTAGTTGAGCCACGGTACTTCTTAATCTGGCTGTCGCTGTCGATTACAAGTAGGGTATCGTTGACTGATATAAAGTCGAGTTGGTTAGCACTATTAAATGCTACACCCGAAGGTAGTGTGATAGCAGTCATGGCACCTGTGTTGTCTGTGCCTCTATAGATAGTTGATCCGAACTTAGCTAGTAGCTGGGCGGTGCTACTTGGCTTGTAATAGCGGATAAGACCTGTGTTAGCTACGTCGCCACCACTGTAGACAACAAACTTCATGTCCTTATTAGTATCTGATGTCCAGTTCTCACCTGTATCGCTTGAGGTGTATAAGTTACCGTTAGCGTAAGCCGTGCCAGTGTAATGTACCTCTACGTCGTTAACTGTCTGTGTAGAGCCTCTAACAAATGGCTTTGCTACAATGGCATAGGTTGTCGCAGCACTGAGAGCCACGGGGTGCTTGAATATGAACTTATAAGCTGTCTCAGATGTACCAGAAACTAATAGTATTGGGCCTTGACCGTTAGTTAGCAGGGTAGTCGGTACACCAGCGGTTGTTGACCATAGCTCACAGCGTACATACTGTTCTTCACCAGAGTTGACCATAGCAAGGTATAGGTTGACCTGTGTAGCGTTTATAGCACCAGACGGTACAAATGTCTGTGCAACAAAGGTTGCGGTGGTTGTTACGTTTGAGGAGCCTGTAGAAGCCCCTGTATTGGCTTGATCTGAAGCAGTACCAACAACGTCAGCGTTATAGAGTGTATAGCCGTTTCTAGTCTTTATAGAGCCTGTCTGGTTATATATAACGTTACTCACGTTCGGTGTCTGGTTAGGTTGTAGCTTAGATTCGTGGGCATCAGTAATAAGACCACCTACGAAGCTATACTCAGCAACGCTTTCTTCCTTCCTGTTACTGAAGTTCATTTTCTGTTGGAATGATACAGGCATTAGGCCTCCTAAATATCCGTCCAGTTATAGTAGTCAGCTGGCCCCATTATGCGGAACGATCCGCTGTCTGTGGGTTGAGTGAGTAGGTTCATACGAGCCTTAACAATAAACTGTTCGTATTCGTTAGAAGCCTTGATAGCAAGGTCTGGGTCACTGTTAAAGTCATGTTCTTTAGATAGGGCATACTGCACAAGCGATTCCCGATAACCGACAGGTATTACTGGTTCGTCTGCATCTGCACTTAGCTCTGTTGGTACGAGATAATAATCAACGGCCACGCTGTCTGTACCGTTAGGTACTGGCCAGAAGCCTATTTTGCCACCTTTTAGGTAGTAACGAGTAGGTATTGCTTGACCCTCTGAGTCGAAATCTGGTTGATCTGCTCGCAGTTGATTGAATGGCCAGTAGATAAGTTTGCCAGAACTGGCACCCTGTATACTGACACTAATAATGTTTTGTAGGTCTATGTCTGCGAAGTTAGTGACTAGATCATATTCCTGCGTACCTTGTACGAGTGAGATCGTTCCAGTCTTTTCACGGAATGGCCACAACTCTCTTAGCACGAAATCGTAGTAACCCATGTTTATCCAGTTTTTAACACGGTTTCTAGTAGTAGAATCTGATTTGCTTATCAGATCTAGTACCCTGTCCTGTTGCTCTTTGTATGTATTTGCAGCTGCCATCTTTGTTTTCCTTGTTTGTCTAGGGTTATTATAGCACTTTTCGTTTTTGTAGTTTACTGGCTTTCTGGCAAGGGGAACTCATCTAATATACCCATAGCCAACTCCCCCAACTTATCCGCCGACTCCAACATAGCTTCAGCACGTTTTCTAAGATCAGCTTCTTGCCCTCTGAGTGCTTGATACCTTACAAAGCGATCATTCGGTAGCCAGTAGGGGTATTCATTCACCACAAGCCTCAATACAGACCTTCTCAGCAGTCCGAACAATCATACGCCCGACAGATTCAAGCACCCATTTGTGAGGTACTTGCTCAAAATCTGGATCACAGCCTGTCAGATCAAAGTGTTGCATATCATCTGGTAGTAACGCTTGCATTTCTCTAGCATCTTCAACATGATCTGATAAGAAAACGTAAGTCTCAGGCATATCTAGTAGTACACCGTCTAGCAGGTCATTATCATAACCAAGTGAATAGGCTTCAAACTCTGTTGGTTCACCGTTAATCCGTAATATCATGGTAGCCTTCTTGGATATATCCAGTTTGTAATATTATATGTCGTCCGATACGGTGTGCTAATCTATCCCTGCTACCGAGTAAGTGTTCAGCTAGGTATAAGTGAGCTAATACAGGGTCAGTCACGTTCTGATCTGTTAAATCCTCTAATAAACACAAAGCCCCGATTGCGATGTCGGGGCGTGGTCGTGGTAACAATGGTAATTCAGCGTGTAGATCTTGGTGTACTGGTTTTTCTAACGGAGTCACTACAAGAGGGTGTTGGCGTAGTTGCCTCAGTATTGGGGTACGATACCATGCCCTGTTATAGAAGGTATGGTGGCGTGAAGTTTCCACATCAATACTCGCCCATATCTGACCAGCGACCACCTGGTTCATCAAACGGCAGCTCTGGTTGATTATCCAATGCCTCGTCGAGCATCACAGAAGCCCCTCTGTTGTGTTCACTAAGACATAGCTCTACATGTCTACCAGCATTCCAAACACCGCTTAGAAACGCTCCTGCACGTTCACGAAGTGCTTTGATGTCTACTATCTTAAACTCTGGCCACTGTTGTTCCATGATTGCTCCTTGGTAGTTGTAGGTATGAGACTGGGGGTAATGTAGCATTTTTGCGGTTCCTATTATTACAAGGCTCACTACACTACCATATCCCAGACTGCTACCTACAACTGTTAATGTAAATCTAGCCTGTAAACCCCAGCCAAGAGGTTAATTAAACTATTACTTTTGCGACATTCTGTTGGTCGTAGAATGCAAGGCTATTAAAGAAATCCCACAACGTTTCTCTTGCGACACTTTTAATTGCTGCATTCTGTTGGTTTGCTGGCATTGTTGCGTCTATCAAAGTAAGTAACTTACCTTCTAGGCGGCTCCACTCTTTCTCATCTACGATATGTACGATTGACTTAACATTTTCTACCGTGCTGTTTTTTAACATGACTTGACCTTTCTAAACTTGGCTGGGAATTACAGACTAGATTGTTAATGTGCTTTATAAACTACTTGCCTTGGCGGTTCTGCAAATAAGCAACTACACCAGCAATCACAGCTACGATTGCACCTGTGCCTACAGTATTGCCCTCTACAAAGTCTTTTACTTCTGGAAGTGTTAAAACACCAAGTAATACTGGTAGCCATGCTACAAGCACTTGATATGCGGTTCTAACACCTTTACCTTTTGCGGTATTTTTGAATTCTTCTTTCATAATTTACTCCTTACAATCTTCTAATGAATTTGGGTACTTGTCGCACCAATTTACTAGCCTGTCGACCACAGGTGAGTAGTAAATGAGCGTTGCAGTTAATACGAAAATGAATATAGCCATGAATATCAGCAAGGCTAGGAATATCTTTGTCATCTCTTTAGCAGACCTTTCACGAACTCCACCAACCATTTAGCGAAGCCACTGGCTTGATCTAGTTGTTTACTGTCGGCACTACGCTCCTTCAAGAGACGTTCGGTTTCAGCCTTCTCTTTTTCAGCCAGCACTTGTGCATCTGCTACTTGCTGTTTGAGAGCTTCTATTTCAGCTTTTGTTGGGCGAGTAGATAAATCATTCACTTGAGTTTGTAACTCTGCAAGGCGAGCGTTCTGGTTGCGTAGGGCGGCATCTCTAGCGTTGATCTCACCTTGTGCATCGTTTAAGAAGTTGGCGAAGGTTCGTTTACCTGCTGTACCGTCAATTTCACCTTGCGTTGCGCCACTGTTCGGGCGTAGCATTTTGTATATCTTAGTTGCTTGATCTGCGTTTGCTATCATTTCATCTCCTTGTGCCTCAGCACTAAATGTTGGTCGTAAAAAGCCCACTACTCTAGGGTTCGTATAATTGTGTGTAACTACGGCTGCTGGACTACCCACAGTTGAATTAGCACCAAACCAGTTCTGATCGACTGATCTAAAGTTGTTTAGGTTAGCGTCTAGCACTACCCCGATATGTCCGTAGGGGTTACCACTCCATGCACCCCAGACAACAATGTCACCAGGTTGTGGTAAGAATGTTGGAGTGTTGGCGAGTTTCTGCCAGTAAGGGTCTTGAGCTAGTGTCCATGTGGCGTTAGCGTTAGAAGCTTTTAGGGGGTGTCCCATAAACCCTGCGTAGGCGTTAGCATAATCTTTACACTGCGCTCCGTAGTAACCATCGGTGTCGTAGCGTTTGCCGATTGATGCCTGTATCCACTGTTTTGCTTGTAGTTGTGTTGGCATATTACCCCTTTGTAAATATCTTATACATCGCAACAATGTTGATAATTGCAGATGCGGTTAACCCTACCCACAAGATCGTATCTCGAAAGACCTTCTTGTTTTTGAGTTCGTGGACATCGTCTCGCAGCTCTTTAATTTCTTGCTTGAGTGCTTGAGATTCTTCTTTAGTAACGTAATCTTTTTTGAAGTCCGCAAGCTGACTTTTAATCTCATCTAGTCGGTAGATGATTAGGTCGTTATTTATGTCCGAAGCTCTTGGTTCTTGTGGTGCCATCTTCATATCATAGTTCCTAGAGGTAGGCGTTCTCGGCACTTATTTTTGTTACGCCTGTACCTGCTGATATACCAACAGATGTCATGCTGCGCTCCTACCAGTAGCAATACTTCTACCAGTGGCTACGTTTCTTGTTACAGGAGTGGTGGGGTAGAGTTGTATGTCATCAAACCAGGCATCCATTATGAGGGTGGCTGCACCATCATTATTTATCCTAAAGGCAGTTTTTATGTAGTTTATATTTGAATCAGTAGTGAATGTATAAGTAAAATATGTCCAATCAGTGGTCGTTTTCACTCCACTTACAGCCGTATATGTTACATCCTCATTGTTATCTTCGTTTATCTTACCGATAGCCTGTACCATAACGCCAGTTGTAGCCGTACCGCTAGTGACACTTGTTTTATACCAACCCGATATAGTGTAGCTTGTACTTGGTAGAACTGGGGACATAGAACCAAAATATGATGAGTTTGCTTTATTGCTTACCTTGACACTACTGGCAGTTGCGGTGGCTGAAAGTTTTAGCGAGTAGTTACCAGAGTGGCTGACAGTTGAATCAAACAGCGCTGTAGCCGTAGCCGAGCCAGTCTGAAGACCCCAGCCAAAGATGTTTATGGGGCTACTTGCACCAGCAGCAGTCCCGTCTATCCACCTAAACTGTGTGGTAGTCGGTACATTAACTTGTGGAGCTATCTCAAAGTCTCCATTGTATACAAGGTTGTTATTTACTAGTTTACGAGTCTTTGTAGGAGTATCTCTAGTCCAAGTACCTGATGTTATAGTACCGTTATTACCGTTGCCTGATGTGTCGTAGGCTATAGAGCCAGCACCTTCTGAGAGAGGGTAGACTGCGGTAGCACCAGTAGGGACTGTACCACTTTGGTATAGTGCGAGGACTTGAGCTGCGGTCCAGGGAGTTGTGGTATTGTGCCAGACTATACTAGATAAGTTGCATCTTGAGAAGTTTGAACTTGCCGCAGAGCGTCTACCGAATGTAAGCGTCTGTGTAGGCGCTGTCATTCCTATGGAAGTGTCGGAACTTGTAAGCACCCCATTGACATACAACTTTGCCTCATTTGTCTTATATGTTCCAGCAACATGAACCCAGCGCCCAACGTAATTAGATACGCTTAAAGACGAATGAATGTTTGTGGTGTTGTATATCACCCAAGCGAGCGCACCTGTGCTGAGGACTGTGAGAGTAGTTCCGTTGCTTGGCCCTGAGTCACCGTAGTCAAACACCCTATCGTTTGCGGTAGCCTTAGTAACGTCAACCCACATACCAAAACTAAACCCTGTTGGGTCTGGTACTACTGGCGAGGTCATATACCCAGCGTTGCCATCTAAATACAGGCTCGCATTACTATTCTGAATAGTCTGTCGTGCCATTTTAAACCTCTACAGGTTCGTCTACTGCTACTTCTACTGAAATCTTAGCTTCTTGTGCCTTGTTTACAATCTTAGTAAGTTCGGGGTCTACTGTTACGGTTGAAACAAAGTCTGCTTCAACATCGTTAGCAAACTTGGATAGAATCTCATCTACTTCTTCTTTGCTTTCAACAGGCAAATCTTGGCGAGTGTCAGTCATTACAACTGTAGAACCGCTTAATACTTGAAAGGTTACTTTACCTTTTTCGTCTATGTTGGTGATTTTATATTTAGCCATGATATCTCCTTATTTCCAAAGCAGAGTTATGTCTGCTGTTCCACCGATTGTTGCGTATAGACCTGTTGAGAACTCTACTGCTGGTAGGTTTATCACAATACCTGAACCTGCTGCGAAAGTTATCGTGTTGAATAGGACTGTAGTTGCTGCTGAGGTGTTATCCCAGAGTTTTAGTGTTCCTGATGAGTGTGAGTTTACTACGATACCTTTTAGTACACCAGCACCTGTCTTGATTAAAGCTGATGCTGATAGGTTGGTGTAGCTAGCGCTGTCTTGTATTTTTAGTACGTCATTGGTTAGATCTTCTCCAGCGATTCTAGTAGACAGGCTGGATAATGAATCTGCCCCTGTTGTCACTATGTCGTTCCCTGATGCGTCTTTTGCCATTTATTTCTCCTTTTATTTTCTTCCTACACGAATAACTGTAGTATTATCCCTATCTTGTATGATACCATGTGGGTCAATAATTGTAGAGCCTTTTGGGAATGGATATTGTTTGTAGCGTTCATGGGCTGTGCCTATAACTTATTACTGCTAGTGCTGTACCGACTAGACCAAGGCTGTAGAGCATGAGTTTCTGCCAGTCAACCTCTTTCGGTACGATAATTGCACCATTCTCTTTTTTGTATACCTCTATGATGTCAAGGCGCTCTTTCCATTTTTCAAGTCGAGTAACCCTACCGTTAGTCTTTTTAACTTGTTCAAGGATAGAATCTAGCCGTTCAGAAGTTGAGGCTTCCATTCTGCCTAGTCTTTCGTAAAGATCAGCGTTGGTAGGTTCTTTTGGATTGTCCATTACTTTATTGCCGCCAGTTCTGCGTTATCTGCTGCATCGCTCAGGAGTACGCCCATAGACCCAGCAATGGTGTGTGCGGTAAGTGGCTCATCCCACACCCCACCCAAACTTGGTACGGTTGCGATAGCTGGGGCAACAGGTAGTCCATCTGCCCATAGGTCAAGGTTTCCAAGGTCTACTGCTACGCCAGCAGGGTAAGCTATGTTTACGTCATCAAGATAGAAGTAGCGGTTTGTACCAGTAGCGTCAGTTGCACCTGTAATCTTCATTTCCACCTGTCCAAAACTTGTGGCAGGGGTAAACGTCACCGCCAGTTGTTGCCATGCCCCTGCGGATGCGGCTGCGACAGCGGATATCTCAGTCCCGTTATCGTAGGTTACGGTTAGGGTTGGCTTGGTGTGTGTGCCAGCGTAGTAGGCTGCGTTGTTGATGTAGACCCAGACAGATATGGTCATGGTCTTGGTATCTATATCACCCGTTGGGATAGTCTGTTCCCAGTGCATGAGATAGGTTGAACTCGTTGGGGTGAATCGCATCGCATAACCGCCAGATGTTCTTACAGTAGTATCAGATAGACCTGTACCTGTGCGTTGGATAACACCATAGGTCATCCAGCATTGGTCATCGTTTGTCGTAAGGTCGTAGTTTTGAATCCCAATCATCGAGCCATCAACAGATTGGGTCATGTCATCAATAAATCTTGTTATTGTCCCGATGTTGCAGTCTCTAAACACCAAGCCCCAATACGAGTTATAAGCTGCGAATGGTACGGCTACATAGGTAACAGCCCCGTTCAAGCCGTAGCTATCATTTGCCACTACACTGTTTAGAATGACCGAGAAAACCCAAAATACGTTTGTACAGTAGTCTACAACATTATTATTCCAGTCAAGGTCTACCACAGCACCGTCAACCCTCATGCCATATATCGCTCCCCAAAAGACGTTTCTTTGAATAGTAGAACTGGCCAGACCACTCGTGACGCCTATCGCCTGTGCGTTATAGATGTTGTAGAAGAAGTTGTCCTGTATCACAATTCCTCGGTTTCTCGTTAGACCAAGTATGCTACCAGCAGAGTTATACAGGACACAATCCTCTATTAGCCATGCGTTGTCTCGTGATGGGCCATAAACGGTACTTGTAAGCGCCCCCTTAAAGGAGTTGACGTTACTAATCTCCACCCCAGCGGAAGCAGTAGACGGAAAGTTTGTTGCTCCGAGGAGCGTTCCCGAACCGTTGACAGTATAGTAAGAACAGTTATCAATCTTTATAACGTCAATATTCGCTGTCTCGTCATACCACTGTGAAGTTCCGTTGGATGTCGTAAAGCTAATAGATTGGAGCTGTACACCCGATAATCTCAGGGCATTACAACCATTTAAGAAGTTAGCCGCCAGCCCAGAAGCAAAGCTTGATTTTAACACAACCCCATAGCCGTTCAACCTAAATACATGACCGCCAGATTTTCGGGTAGCCGTAAGGATATTCGTGTTCACGTTTATTGCTGTTCCTGCAATCGTGTCAATCGTAAACGGTACGGTTTCAGCCATCGCACCAGCCGCAGCGCCTTTTGTAATACAGATGCTGTCACCGACCGTCCAACCTGTTGCGTCAGTGGTGACAATATCTTGTTGGGCAGTTGCGGCATCACTAGCCAAGGTCGTGCGTGTAACGGCTGGAATCTCGCCAAAGATATTAAGTGACATTCTCCCTATATAAGCAGCGTTGTTACCAGATATACCACCACCACAGAAGCCAGAGTTAGTTGATGTCCCAAGACTAGCGTTCTTGATGTCTATAATCGCCTGTTGCGCTGTTGGTATACGGCTTGCTGAAGTCCCAGCTCGGAAGCCAGAGTGTGCAGATAATACAAAGAACCCGTTGATGTTCATCGTGTACGAAGCCGCTGGTGCGTTTTCCCACTCAAACATAGCGTCGTTCCCGACGGTTGGAGTTGTTGAACGACACGCAATCGCACAGATAGAGTTAGTCGAATCACCCGTAGAGAGCAAGCCTGTAAACGTACAGTTGCTATCTATCGTAATCTTCTCTTTGGCTATTGGTACATCACCAGAGGCATAACTGACAGCGTTATCACACCACGCTACATAAGATGGCGCAGTTCCGTTTGATGTCATGAGGTTCCAGTTATTTGACCCAGCACCCTGCGTTATTTCAAACCGCCAGATACCAGCAGTTGTGTTGACAGCATAAGGTGTACCGAACTGGAATGGCGTTATCCAGGTAGCTTGTGAGGTGTTTGCGGTAGAGTTTGAAATCTCTGCGGCCGTCAAAGTCTTGGTTGCTCGGTCAGTCCATACCGCTGCAACGAGTTCCTGAAGTTTAACGGTCACTGGTCTTGTAACGTGGGTGTTTGCTGCGAGAGGGATAATCAAGCCCTGTGCGTTGCCTGCGTTCGCAAAGGTGACTGCTATCGTTCTGGTACTTGATAACGCCAGGAGAGTCGTTGAGAACATGCTTAGGTTATAAGACTCGGCTCGATAGAAGCCACTTGCTGTTGCGAGCGTGGTTGCTCCGTTTGATACGATAACTGCCATTAGATAGTCTCCTCATACGCATCACACACAGCCTGAGCGAGTGCGGTTAGTTCTATTTTGCCGTCACCAACTTCACCACTAGTTGCTAAGTCTGGTACAACAATCTCACTACCGTTGCTCATATCCCAGGTAATACTTGGTTGCATAGTAGGATCGTCTAGATTGTGGTATCTGCGGTTTATAGGTTTCATTAGAAGGTTGCCCCTCTCGTACCCCAAGTCGGTGAACCACTAGGGCCAAGTATTTCTGATTGATAAACCGTCGTATAACTACCCGTTCCTTTGGTATAACTAAAGACTTTAGTGGTGAGGTTTTTACGCATAACGTAGTAGTTGGTGTCGTCATTTTCAAAGAAGAAGTACTTGTATGTACCATCATCTGAGATAGCTTGGATGCCGTAAGCATCTGTAGTTTTCCCTGACGATGCCGAGCCACCAGGTTGCGTCATTCGCTGCCAATCTGCACCATCCCAGACGTAGTTAGCAGTACGTTTTGCTTGGATATTATCACCAGTATCATCTGGGCCAATATGTTCAGCTCTAGCTATTCGTGGAAGCGTCTGTCCGCCATCGTTAGCCATTTATCAATACTCCCTGTTCCTGCTCAATGCGAGAACGTTTTTGGTCAAGTTTAAGCCACTGGTACATCTTGTACCGTGCGTTATCGGTGTGATTCAACCCGAGCATACGTTTCAGGTCGTTTATCTTAGCTACAACTACTGGGTAATCTTTACTGCCGATTTGGTCTGCAATCGCTTCATAGATGTAACTAATCTGCTGTCTAGCTGTCTGATCGCCCTCTTTATAGTTTTCACCAAAGTGTTGCATCAGTTTATACTGTGTCAGTTCATCGAGGTCGTAGTGTACTTGTACCAAACTTGGGTCGCTAACAGTGGGTGCAGCTGGTGTGTGTTCAGCTGTTACTGGTATGTTCTGTTTCAGTGTTTCCTGTATTTGGGTCTCGTCCATTTTTATTTCTTCCTATCCGTTCGATTATAACACCGTCTTGTGGTTCTAGGTAGCCGAAGACATCAATCACTATTGACCCTCTAGGGAACCTGATTTCTTTGTATCGTTCGTGTTGCGTAGCAATAAAGTAAACGGCTGGGTGTAGAATGCCGTCTGGTGCGTCTTCGTAGTGCTGGAATGGGTAGCCGTAGTCATCTTTGAGCATGTTAGCCATTAACACCGCTGGTGAACCAGTCTCAATGTTAGTCTCTGGCTTAAAGCTCTTACCAAGTAGTACAAGTGGCAGTTCGGCTTCAATGCTAGCTTTCATGGCAAGTCTAGCATGCCAATCTTCGTAGTCTTCCCTAGCTTTCATCAAATCTTCCCATATATTATGGCTTGCACCAACCTCACTAGCTAACCAAGATAGTGCTATGTTGTCCCTAGGGTGACAGCCACCACCATCTGATTTACCAGCATTAGTGTATCGTGGACTCCATAGCCTTCTACCAGATACGTCCCACGCTCGCTTAATAGCATCGAAGTCCATACCAGTACGTTCAGCCATCTCTCCCCATGCATTAGCTATTACAGTCTTTGCTGTGATCCAAGTGTTATACGATACCTTGATACCTTCAGCTGTGGTAATATCGGTGCGGATGTTGGGGGCGTTGTTTATGGTTGTATAAAAACGTTCCAGCTGGTCGGCAGCCTCTTCGCTCTCAACTCCTATTAAGTTGAACTCTGGGTTCAGATAATCTTCTAGTACGGTGCCCATGGCGATGAACTGCGGTGTATAGACATATCTACTTTTGCGAGGTATGTCTTTTATATATTTATCGTATGTACCTGGTAGACAGGTGCTAATAACTGCTAGTGTACCTGTGTACTCTGAGAGGCTCTCTACGGCTTCTTGAAGGTATGTGTAATCGAAGTCAGCTCTATCTTCTGGAAGGCGTGTAGTGCCCTCAAAACGGCTATTGTGAGGTGTTTGGACTGGCAGGAATATAATATCGCAAGTTGCCAGATCACCGAGTTCTCGTACCATTGTTATACTAGTCTTATCAAGTAGTGGCTGTAAGCCCTCTTCCTTGTGTGGTATCGCTCTGTTCGCTATTTGTTCGTATGGTGCATCCGATACATCATAACCAACAACTTTATGTCCTCTGCTTTCAATGGCTAAGGCAACTGGTAGACCCAATTTCCCCATCCCACACATTCCAATCCTCATTTACTAAAACTTTCAATAAATTTGACTAGTGCTTCCCTTTTTTCTTCCATTTCCTTCTTAAACCATGGGCTGTTGTAAGCGTCTTGTGGGTGTTCTTTTTCGTGGCGGTCTAGTCTGTCCTGAGTATTCTGGTCTATCTCCATTTTACCTAGACTGTAGTGCATGTGCTCTGTGAGTATTGGTATAGAACGGTGTCTACCGACCTTACGAGCAATCTCGTTTAGGAAAGTGTCGTTGTAGTCACTAACAAAGTACGGTGGCACAAAATAGCCAACAGTCTCTACCCAGTTACGGTGGACAAACCCATGTGTGCCAAACTCAGTCTTGTTGTACTCGCTACTACCGTCATCTCCAAAGACAAATAGTATTTTGTCGTCTTTTTCTTCAAAGGCTTGACGAATTATGTCATCCCATCCTTCAGTTCTAAATATAATGTCGTCGCCCATGTGTGCGAGAATGTCCCCTCTTGCTGCGTCAGCACAGGCATTCCACATCTCGCTTAGTACAATACGCTGTCCACTTACTCTAGTAGTATTGTAGAGGTTAAGACCGTTGTATGAGTCGTCGTCATCATCTACATAGTACACAACCTCTACGTTCCCTGGGTGGTTAGCCAGTGACATAGCTGAAGTATACATTCTTACAAACATTTCACGTCGTTGACGTGTCGGAACTAAGATTGAAATTCCGTTGACCATTGTTTTGCTACACCCTCCCAAGATTGTGTTCTTGCCCAGCTCATCATGGCTGGTCTTACTTTATCTTGCTCTTCTGGGTGTTGTAACCACCATATAAGAGACTCTTTATATTTCTCTAGGTCTGCATCATCAAACTCACCAAATTCTTGTTTATGTCCAAACTGAACGGTCTCATTAAGTGCTGCGGTAGTTGAGCTGACTGGTACTGCACCAGAAGCTTGTGACTTAATAGCGGTAATACAGTATATTTCAGGGAATGGACATGGATAAGCCCACAGGCCACTTCTGAAGCCTTCTCTGACTATTTCTTCTTGATCTGCCTTGCCGTGGTCGGTTACACCATCTAGTTTTTCAGCTTTAGCCATCATATCGTCCATCCACTTCATACGTTCTGGGTTGCCCTTGTGAACAGCATCATAGCTCTGTCTACCGTAGTAAACATCAAGCGTAGCATCTGGTACGGCTCTCTTCACCTCTGGCCATATCTCGTATAGGTAGGCTAGACCACGAACGTGCGAGCTGGCATACAATATCTTGTGTGGATCACGCTCTAATTTACCGTCGTAGGCCTCGAATTCTTCTGGGTCGATACCGTTACCACTCATTAGGACTTTCTCTTCGGGTATCATTGGGAATAGTGAACGGTGGTACTTACTGAGTAAGATACACTTGGTAAAGTTAGCGATTCGCTCTGGGGTGAACTCGCCCTCTTCCATAACGTCATGTAGCCATAGGTACGACTTACGAGCTTTTATTTTCTTATCAAAGATAAACGGAGCTCGCCACGCTACGAATATGTCAAATTCGTCATCGAGGTTGCAGTCCCAGTAGTTTCGCCACATAACGCCATGCTCATCTAAGCCCGTGTCTATGCCTGGTTTAGCAAAGACTACTACTTTCCAGCCCTGCTTTGTAAGCTGTCTACTAAGGCGTATAACTGCTTCTTCTGAGCCACCGATACCTTCTTTAAGACTCCATGGCCCCCAAGCATCTAGTGCGGTGTCGCCCGTCATAATAGCTATAGACTTCTTTGGCCACTTAAAGCTCTTGTTCTCTTTGCGTAGTGCTGCGACTACTACGTTATCGGCAAGGTGTTCTGGTATTGAATCAAGGACTTTCTGGGCTTTTGCCTTCTGTCCCTTATCCTTCAACCTCTTAAACTTAGATACATAACGCTCTAGTTCAGTCTTATCACGCTCGACATTTTCTACCATGTCGCAGTAAGCTTGCACGTTCTGGTCGTTCTTCTTATACTTGCGAGCCTTCTTAGCATACTTAGCAGCGTTTTCAAGGTTATTACCGCCCATACTTAGGTATGCCTCAGCTAGTAGCAAGTAAGTCCTGAATGTATAGCTCATTGGGTTGCGTTCCAGTGTAGTGAGGTCTTTCTTCATCTTCTCAACACTTGTTAGCCAATGCACGGCTTTACCATACTGTTTCATATCGAGCTCTAGGCTACCCATAGCTACTCTTGGCTCTGGGTTATCTGGGTCTTCTCCAATCGACATCATAAGGTGCTGTTTGGCACTGGCTCTATCGCCCTCTTCAAAATATATCTGTCCAAGTTTATTATTGGCTGCACTACGTTCTTGATCCCAGCCAGATAGTCTCAGGTAATCAAGGAAGATCATCTTAGCTGATTCCATAGCCCCTGCATCCATGTAAGTACTAGCTAAGTAATAGAAAGTACGTGGGTCGGGGTCTTTTGCCTCAGCTTCGAGCTGTGCTTCTAGCATTTTAATATTACGTTCAAAACTACTGTTCTTACGCTCATCATCTGCGTGGTGAACTACCATAAAGTCTTTAGTTGCACCCTGAGTTACGCCACGTGTTTCAATAAGAGTTTCGTGGATCGAGCCCTTCCAACGGTGTGAGCCGTTGTTTTTGAACATTCTGGCTACTAAGTGAACTGTAAGGGGGTTGCCCTCTTCGTCTTGGTCGTAGAGATAATCAACAAAAATAGAGTCAAAATTATTCGACTCTTCTATAACTTCTTTAATCTTTTTAGGCTTATCCACAGTATCGTCTGTATCAAGCCACAAAACCCATTCATATTCTAGCGGTATGGTATCTAAACAGGCGTTTCGAGCTTTAGCAAAGTCGTCTTCCCATACTGTTTCTATAATGTTGTCAGTATGTGCTCTAGCAACGTCTAGGACGCTCTGAGAGACACTTTCACCCTCTTTGTGGTTCACATTAAGGTATATGCCATCAACGTGCTTAGAAACGTTCTCAAGGCACCGTTTAAGGTGTTCAGCCTCATCATCTGAGCCCTTTACGATCATACAGAGTGCTACTTTAGTCATGTTAGCCTTTCTCTGGGATCATTAGGTATTTAAAGTTCTTTTTAAACCAGTTAAAGTGCTTCTTGCTTCTAAAGATGGTTGGTATATATTCTTCAATCTTGGCGTGAACTTCTGGTGGAAGCTCGAATATATACCGTACACCTGCCGATGTTATACCCCTGCTGGCCGATTTACCCGATACCAGACCGAACTCGTTTGTTCCAGCAGTGCTGTTGTTTTTTGCGAAGTCTCGGTGGAACTGAATCTCACCTGGGTGCTTTTTGTCGTAGGCTAGTAGTATCTTTTCTATGTGTGCTTTGTCTTGTGCATCTGGCATGCCAACAGCATCGCCAATGTCTTGGTACTTCTTTTTACCCTCTATCGTGTCTCCCACGTGCCCTCCGTTTGCTTAAGTTGTTCTTTGTTTGAAGTTTTTGTATGTTAAGACTAGTATCTACAAACATTAGAATTTTGTCAAACAAAAAAGAGAGCCGAAGCTCTCCTCTTTGTATTTAAGCTGTTAAGGCCTAGATATAGCCAACACGGTAAGCTGAACTCTTTTGGTTAAGAGCTTCAAGCGTAAGTTCGGTTTCGATGATACCAGACTTAGCTGAACCAGAAAGACCGAGTGGTATGTGCTGAGGACGACCATCAGTAAGGTAAGCTACACGCCACTTACTTGAGTCAACCATCAAGATACCCTTGTTACCAGCAGTAGTAGGAACTTCTCTTTCGAGGTGAACGCTAACTACGCCAAAGTCACTTTCGTAAACACCAACAGTGTTGAAAAGCTTTTTACCGCTTGCATCTACGTTTTTAGTTGAACCAGCTGTATAGCCAGAGATAACTCGTTTAAGTGATGCGCCAGTAAAGGCTTTGTCTACTGAGATGTCAGTACCGTTATCGTAGATACCCTGTAGAATATCGTTGAATTCAGTTTCTGAAAGTGAAGTACCAGAGTTTCGTGCAGTCTTGTTGGTAGTAATCAAAGCGATTGCACCATTAAGACGACGAGCGACACCAGAGTCACCAGAGGCACGTGTACCAGCAACTAAAGCTTTTTCGATGTCACGAGCAAGCTCAGTCATCTTTTTCTTCATCTGGTAAGTGTATGGATCACTCATTCCGTAGTGTGCAACACGCTGTTCGGTGTTAGATACACGGATCTCTTTACCGAAGAGTTGAACTACGTTCGTACTTCGAGTAGGAGCACTAATGTCGGTGTGAGTAGTTGTGTAACCTTCAGCTTGTGCGTTGTCGGCTGCTGAAGCGTAGCTATCAACTAACCACTGGTGAAGCGTGTTTGTTGCTTGCGCTTCGGCAAGTGCAGAGTAGAAAGGTGTACTTTCAAAATCTACGTTAGTAATCAAATCTGTAACGTCTTCAACCATTGTCTGGTCGTTGACTGAAATAAGTCCAATAGGCATTTTATTTTTCCTTTATATTTTTGAAAAGCTAACTTACGTTCGAGTTCGCATTTTTGAAACGCCAGGGAACCTTTTTTGAATTAAGGCATCAAAGGCTTTGTCGTCTCGTAAGGTACTTCGCAGTTGGTTGGTAGACATTTCGTCTTCCCCAGCTGGCTGCGATTGCTGTCTAGCTCCCTCTACTTGGGCTGCTTGCTTTTCAGCTATTTTTACTTGTGTTTGTTCGCTTGCTCGCTTTTCAGCTTCAGCTACGAGCCCTGGGGCTGCACTAGCTTTGCTTTTAAGATAGGCATATTCAAGCTTCGCCTCGTAACCGTTTATATTCGCAACTATAGGGTCTGACTGTAAAATCTTGTTTACATTCTCGCCATTAGCGTCTGGGTGAGACATGATGAAATCACGTACTGCATCTTTTCGCTCAATAGTCGCTAGTTTCTGCGCTACGGGGTCTGGGGTCTCGTAGTCTCCATAACTATCCGTGTCCTCTGCTTGAACCACTGGGGCTGCTTCGGGGGTAGTAAAGGTTTCATTGAGAATCCGTGCGAGTTCGGCCTTTTCCTGTGCATCCTTAGTCGCTTTCGACTGGAGCTCTGTGTAAGATTTCTCCAAGTCATCTACCGATTTATATTTGCCAGCGTATAGGCGTTCCTCTGCCGTGTCCGTTGCTGTTATCTCAGGCTCGTTTCCTTCTGTGCCTTGAGCTGCTTCGGGGGCAACTTGTTCTACCTGTACGTCGGGCTGTACTGCTGGGGCTTCTGCCGTGTCCGTTGCTACGGGGGCTTCCACACCTGTGTCTAGCGTGTCGTCGTGCATTGTATATTCATTTAATGCTATTGCTTGGGTATTGTCAACTACTGTTGCTGTTTGTACTGCTGTAGTTGCTGTTCTAGGTATTTAATCATGTGTTCAGCACCATACACTTCCTGTATAGGATGTAAACGTGCTACTACTTCGCCCTTGGCTTTGCAAAAGTCATCCCAAGTCTTGATGTTGTCACCTTCTTTACCAGATAGGAAACACCAGAGCATTTTTTCAGCTACTGTCTTTAGCTGTAGTTCAAAGAATGTCTCAAAGTTTTCATCATTAGCAACATCTTGGAGTTTTCGGTACTCCTTGATTTGATCTTTTACACCAGCTTCTACGTTATCAGTTGTGTTCATTAACTATATATTACTGATTACCCATAAGTAATGCAAGTTCTTGGTCAGCACGGGCACCTTGTAGGTTTTCTGGTGGGGCTACATCAGGGTTCATACTCTCTTCTGCTGGGGCACCGCCTTGTTGCTGTAAAGCAGATATAGCCTGTGCTTCCATGTTGGCTTGTTCAGCCATTTGCTGTTGCTGTTGCTGTTCTTTAGCCATGCCGAGAGCAGATTGTAGTTCGTCCATGATTTCCTGTTTACCAGGTAGTTCAAATGTATCAAGCACCATACGAAGCACTGGCATGATAACGGCTGGGTTGCTTTGGATGACTGGGCCAATAATTGGAGTGATGTACTGTAGTAATTGTATTGCCTCTTGTCGGGCAGCAATTTCGTCCTTTGGTAGCATTGAGCCAGTTTCGACGTTAATGAAGTATTGACCACGTATATCGTCTGGGCCAAGTTGTACCCATTCGGTTGCACCACGTTCGCCAACTATCTGGATCATGCGTTCTTGGTCTAGGAATTGCTGGTTAAGGGCAAATACTAACTGTCCGATCTTCTTAACAGCCTCTTCTAGTAGAGCGATCTTGATAGCGAAGCGTTTACCAGCCATACTCTGTGCAGTTACAACTTCGGTAGCAGATCGTCGGCCACCTTCAGGTAATAGACCAATACCAATTTCATCAATAGCCACAGACATCTTGATGTCTTGTGCAGTCTGTTGCTCTATCTGCGTAGCGGTACCCTGTAGTTGTGGCAGGGTGAACACATCCATACTGTTAAGGTCAGATACCATCCATACGTTACCTGGTGCCATGACAGCTGAGTTCGGGTTACGAAGTGTACCTGGTACCATACGGACAACTGGGTTAAGGGCAAGGTTGTCGTAGTCACGACGTTGATTACGGATAGAGTTAATTTCTCTTTGTAGTGGGTCAATAACAGAAAGCTCAGATTGACCGTAGTACTTATGTGGATCACGGTAGTCATCGAGGTCAACAAATGGTATTTGCTTGTGATGATAAGGGTTTGGTGAGTCACGTAGTACAACGCTACGATTAGCAACCACAATAAGGCGGTCTTTCTCCCAGTATTCAAGCACTTCGACTAGCTCTTTAGCTTCGTCTTGCTGTGGAGAGTTATTTTTGAAGCGTGTCTCGTCTTGTAGGTAGTCTTTGACGTAGTTAGAGTTCTGTACGCCCTTAATAGTTGACTCTGAAAGCTGATCTACGTTTTTGTAGTTCGGGTTATCTTTTAGATCACTTAGCGGTACGGTCTTACGGTGAATAAGGTAGGCTGCGTCCTCTAACTTGGTAGCATCGGGGTCTACATAGACATCAAACGGATCAACGATCTCTACATTAGGATCGTCGTGCTCAATATCGCTCTTTTTTCTAGTAACGAAGGTAATTTCATCGTTCTCACCGACAACAGGTTCTTCGATTGTCTTGGTGCGAGTCTTGAAGTTCCAAGTAACTTTGGCAAAGCCCTTAGAATACATCAGAGAGTCTTTAATGAAGTCATACATCTTAGTACGCATACCAATAAGACCCCATTGGTAGTTAAGTAGGTCTTGTACTACACGTGGGCCTTCTGGTGGAAAGTCGGGTGATTGAGATATTGCTCGCCACTTAGGGTCACGGGCAAAGATTTTGGGGATGATTGTCTCTACTACGGTAAATGACCATGGAATGAATAGTTTAGAACGCCATGGGTAGATAGATTTATCTAGTTCGCCACGCCAGTTGTTATAACTGCGCTTCCAAATCTCTTCTTGATCGTTCTCTCGGAACTGTTTAGCATTTTTGAAACGGTTAGTAACTAGTTTTTTCGCTGCTTCAATGTTTGGCTGAGCCAAATCTGGTTTCTGCTTAGTCTTTTTCGGTATTTTTGTTGTTTTTACTTGTTTTTTTGCCATATTTTTAGTAATCCTAGTCAAATAATATCACATTAGTACCCAGTAACACTATCTACAACTCCCCTGTTCAGGTAGTTAAGTTCCTCTTCATCAGTGGACATGCCCTTGTACATGGCAAAGAAGTAGCGGTTCTCATCTATAATGTGGTTGTTTTTGTCTTCTGGGAGGTTCACAGCCTCGCCCAGACGGTCTTTACGCCACGAATAGCTCATGTATTCCTTAATGGTTGCTTTACAACGTGGGTGTATGACTATCTTGTCCTCTTTAAAGCGTTGCTGGATCTGGTTGATACCTGCAATTATCCACTGTCTGTTACCTTCACCAGTGTTCTTTTTAACTGGTGTTGAATAGACACCGTACTCGCTAAGATCCATAATCAGCTGTTTACCAGATGAATCGGCATAAGTACCAATAAAGTAGTGGTGGGCGGACTTCTGTTTAATCAGCTCAGCTAGTTCTGAGGTGTGGATGTCGTTAATATAGATTTCATCATAGATATAGACCACATCGTCTTTATCTACTCCGATAAAGCTTACAGCGTTGGGATCAGTGGCACCGAAGTCGATGGCTCGGTAGAATGACCAGCTCTCATCTATTTCAAAGTTCTGAATATGTTTGTTCTCATCGAAGGAGGTGAAGATCAGCCCTGCAAACTTAGCAAACTCAGCCATGTATTCCTGGGTAAAGAACTCTTCAGTTAAACGCTCACGCTCTTTGTCGAGGTTCTCCCGTTTAATTGTCGGGTTATCATAACTTGTGAAATGAAAGGTCTTCCAATCATCATCGCCATCAGCTTCTCTAGCTACAGCGGTGTCCCAGAACTTCTTAAAATGGTTAGCTACACCATTAGGGGTTGTAATAAAAATAGCCCAACCATTTGTCTGGGTGAGCATAGGAGACACAATCTTGTCCCAGACATATTCTTTCTGGAAAGCATACTCATCTAAGATGACACCTTTAAGACCTGCCCCACGGAGCTTATCTTCTCGATCACTACCCTTGAACTCAATGATACTAGTCTTACCTGGGACGGCTGACATCAGCTCTAGGATGAGCTCGTTGTCATTCTTTTTAATAATCAAACCTTTAGGCACATACTCAGCCACAAGGTCTCGCCAATAAATAGATTTAGCTTGGGTATACTCAGGAGCTATTATCCAATACCTTCCTGGGTTATATAGAGCCTCTCTAAGCACGATATTAAGGGCAATAGCACTTTTACCAAACCGCCTACCTGCCCTTATAACTAGGAAGCGATGTTTTAGACTGGCTGCTGCTATCTCTTCTTGGGAAGCATGAGGTTTAAAATCAAGCGTGATGCTCTTTTTATTCTGTATCTGTGCTAGAGACATCTATGACTTCTTTTTGATTTGTTTGTCTTCCATTACCAAAGAAAGCATTTTTAACCTGTAACTGCATAGTTGGGCGTTCCGACTTATTCCAGCCATGTAATTCAAGAATGTCTTTAGCAGCTAAACGTTTAGCACCAATCTCAGCATCTTGTTCAGCAACCTTACCTAGCTGCTCTACAGCCCACTCAGGGCTTAAACCATGCTTTGTAAGGGCTTCATCAATAGCATCTTGTATATGTGGCTTACGATGCTTAATAGAGCCATGGACATTAGCAATCTCTTTTGTCGTGGCTTTGAACCCTGCTTCTACATACGCTTGGGCGTTGGTCATACCGAGTACCTTATTCCTTACAAACTTACGGTCTCTTATTGATAACTTCTTTTTTGGTTGTTCTATTTTTCCACTCATAATGTGAATTATATCATACAAAGAGAATCCCACCTTTCGGTGGGATATATCGCAGTGTTCTCTTTAGCCATCTAGTGGGCTTGTAATTACATTTTAGCATGTGATACACTGTTGTCAACACTTTCGCAGTGTTGTCCGTTTAAAGAAGAGGACCAAAGACTAATAAAGGAAATCTTCCAGGGCCAGTATCTTAACAGGCAGGGTATAAATCGGATAAGGAGTAAACGTCACTGGAAACAAACGGACCCTCCGAAGCCGTGGAACACCCAGATGCGTAATAACCGTCGTAGAAAGAGGTACTTTCGTGGATAGTGAAGCCCACTATCGTAACACGTTATAAGCCGTATATCGGGGGTAGTGGTAAAGCTACACCTGGGCACGACACAGTATAAAACCTGTGAATCCCCCGACTAAGTTCTCCTGCCTAACTAGTGTTTAAAACTGTATGTACCTCTGATGAAGGTAGGGAAAAGTGTAACTTTAACTCCTGTTAAGGAATAAAAGAAAAAAATTTTAACCTAGGTGAGTGAAACGAACCCAACGTTGAGCGAAAGCGAAATGTTGTTAAAGGAGTAATATGGAACAAACAATTAAACTAATTAGACCAAAGTCTAAGACACAAGGACTAGAGTGGTTACTGCTATCTTTTGCAGCTTTTAATGGAAGCGGTTACGGGGACATGAGCACACCAGAAAACTTTGTACTGTCCTACATAGCCTATAACACATGGAAGAACCGTCAGGAAGCTGTGAGGCTTGCTACAGAGTACGTAGAAGAACTATACAGACTAGCTGATCACTTAATCGAAACAAGTAATGGTGCATCACACAAACCAAATGAAAAACAGTGGAATAAGTTTATTAAATTCAAACAAACATATAAAGAACCAGTAAATTTATTTTGGTAAAAAACCAAAGTCATTCATTTTTTTAGCGAGTGGTAGGATACCCTTATATATACACATACACTCGGGGGGTACCTACCCCCCATCAATTCCACACACTACACCACTTCACCCCTGTTCTACCTCTGTTTTCTTTTCTTTCATTCACTACACTATATATAGCGTATGGGGTAGTGATACATGTTAGCAGGATAGTGCTACCTCTGTTAGATAACGTCGCACATTCTATCTTTTGCGACACGAACAAAATACGAACGAACATAATACGAACAGAATGTGTATGCATGGTTGTGCTGGTAACACGTGCAGTACTAAACCACTTGCATTACATAACGCTCATACAATCAATACAATACTCATACATACACATAACATCATCTTTACTGTTGCAAGCTCATATACAGTCTTATATACGTTTATAGCACTATATATACCTATACCTACACTACGCTTATACACCTCACTACAATACAACTACACTACTAGTACTTATATCTTTACTAGTCTACTTATACCTATACATATACTTATAAGCTCGTTGATTGGCGGGCGGTTATATCGCCTGGTTATACTGTTACATCATTATAACTACACTATTTTGAAAAGATTATTCTACATTTTTTACTACTGTTATAGCCTACTTATCCACAGTTAGGGTATTGACATAATAACCATTGTCATGATAAATTGTATTCAGGCAAGAGGAACAGAACAGCTCAAGCCAGAACTTAAACAAACCACATGATTAAACAGAATTAAATAATATGATTCAATCCTCTGAGGTTTACGGTTCAACAATATACCTTGACAATTCAATCATCAGATCTAAACAGATCACAAAGCATACACTTACATAATCGGGGTGCAAGCCTGATAGCCTGAGATACACGGCATGAATACATAACATGGATTATAGATAGTAAAATGCAACGTAACAGATGATTGATACATAACACATAATCTGTACATTGTCGGTTATTATTTAATAATGGAGTAACTACAATGGCAACAAAAGAAATGACACTAGCTAAATTACTAGGCGATCCCGATAACACAGCACTATTTAATATGAATAATGTTGAGGAATACAAGGGTTACGATATATACGATCAAGACGGCAAAACATTTGCAACACAGCTTATCAATGGTGGTGTGCAAGCTTATCATCTTGACAGTGTAGGTAATTTATCTAGGCAAGCCTTAAAAGCTCATATAGATACGCTAGCTTAACAGCTGGCAACGTGCAGATTATGTGGATCTATACCACTTATTAGTAACTAATAAGATAAGGATATAAAATGATTAATTTACATGACTACCTAGCTAAAAATACCAACTGGCAACAGTTGTGGGCTGATGATGATAAGGGTTTTGTTATCCAATCAACAGATAGCTCAAAACTACCATATGAAGTTATTATAGCTAGTCGTAGCGGTTTACATGATGACGGTGTAATGCAAGTACCAACCTATTGTAAAGACTTAAGTCAAGCAATGGACTATTGGAATGGTGCAATAAACCAACATTTAGCAAGCAAGTGAATAATGCCAGTTAGTTACTGGCAAGTGGTATAGATAAGATGATAACTCAGTACCGTGATACCTGTCTAGCAAACTGTATAGCTTGATAGGCATATCAAGTAGCATAATGGCTTGCAATAGTACCACACTAGGCAGATGTTGCGGTATTGAGATTATACATTTGCATGAGCTTGTAGCACGACCACCTAGCGTAGTCTGGTGGCATGAGGTACGTCAGTACCAATAACTACAGGCTTGCGCCAGTGTATAACTGGGAACGAACAACTAAAAGTAAAGGGGATATTATGACATTTACAGATTCAAGAAAGACAACAGCAACAGAAGTAAAGTCTTGCGATTTTGCAGACTACACAATGCTAGACGGTTACACATGGGCAGAAGTACAAAAAACCAGAGGCTATTGGGCAAACCCAGCTTTTGGGCAATGGCCATATAACATCATCGCCAACGGTAGAAACAACGAAAACAGCACGTATGTTATCAAAGAATATACTGAGCACGATGTAAAAACATGGATCTACGCCAATAGTGAAGAAGGTCGTGAAGAATACACACACCACCTGAACCAATTAAAAGAATATTATAAGGACTAATCATATGGAGTACACAATACACCGCAAGTTAAACAACACAGGCAAACACCACTATAAACTAATCTTAATTGACCTAGATGAGTATCCATTCTAATGAGCTACGAACCAGGAGACGAACTAACAGATGAAATATCAATCTGCTGCGATAGCCCAGTAACGGTTACGGGTAGATGTAGTGAATGTAAGGAGAATGTATGAAAATTGAAGTGAAATATATTTATGAGAGCGATTATTTTATTATATCGCCATGGAAAAAAGGTAAGCTAATCAACATCATGGAAACAATACCGTTATGAGTACAAGTATAAAAGTAAGTTGGAAATGTACATGCAAGCCAAGCACTACTACAGGCTGGATAGATGGCGATAATGATGTGGTGTATTGTAACAGTTGTGATGGCGTTATAACCACGCTGGACAAGCTTAAAATGACTGACATTAAACGACTAGACAATATCCAGAAGGTAATTGACGCTGATACATATGGCGAAGACATGGACTATTCAGATATAGAACGTGAAGAAGATGAAATAAGACAAGAGCAAGCTGATGAACTTAGTGATATGTGATATATATCACATAAATTGATCTACCTTTATAACATAAGCGGTAGTATAATAAGTGGGTAATTAACAAGTAGATGGTAGTAGTGCTGGTAGTAATCGCCAAGAGGTGGTCGCAAGCCACAATCTTCCTAGGTAAGCACTCTTGGACAGTCCCGCAACGGAATAGGATAAGGTCACTTATTCGTGCATATAAGTTGTGAAAGACTTATATGAACAACGGCGCAATAGACGGTCTTCTTGGGCGAAAGGCAATTTACTACTAGCACCACGCCATTTACATAAGAGGAGAACAACTGATGGGGAAATTAAAACAAGTGGTAATGACAGTAACCGAGGACGATATGGGGCAACCAGAAGCAGATCTGTCTTTCATTAAAGAGATCCAACTCTTCAACGACTTCATGGAAGGTTTTGACTTTCCGATTGTACCCGAAGTAGAGGGTTATAGTAACGAATGTAACAATTAAGGTATATAAGGTAAAAAAGAGGGTAACATGAACAAACATGAGGAAGTAGAACAACTATTAGTGAATGGCTATAAGACAGCCAGTCCACAAGTACTACGAGACAGCGATAGAGCCCTTCTGTTGGCTTTTTGGGAACGTGAAGGCTTATACCTCACAAACGAACAGAAACGAGCATTCATGCACTGTACAACCGCTGAAACAATCACTAGGGCACGAAGAGACTTAAAACGTCAGTACCCTGCTAGTGAAGCGGTAGATCAAGCACGGTTTGATAAATACCAGCAATACAGGTTTGAAGGAGTAGCAGTAATATGAGCGGCGTACAACTAACCAGTAAGGAAACTTGCAAACGAAAGCATACCTACCACAGTAGCAAAACCGCTTCTGCTGCCAGAAAAAGGCGTAACAAAGCTGCTGGTTATAACTACTTAAATACCTACCAGTGTAACGTTTGCAAGTTCTGGCACGTTACAGCTCAAGTGCAATCAAGTACAACTAAGGGGACAGTATCATGAGTGGCGAAGTTGTAGAAACCGAAGCAGTTAGTTATGGCAAGCAATCAGTCAATGATGTCATGGAAGCTTTCACTAACTACTGGGGTGTGAAACCAGCACCATATATCAGACAACGACACTATGCGAACACGCTTGTTAAGCTGTTTGGAGATAAGACCATGGACGTAGTGAACTATGCACTCAGTATTCAATCGGACTACTATGCACCGCAGATCACTAGCCCGAAAGATCTTTATTACAAGCACTTAAAGGTGATGGCATATTATAGAAATAACGAAGGCGAAAGCGGAAATGTGGTTACATTATGAATAGACAAGATATATTACGAGAAGCCACGAGAAAAGCCATTAAGAACGGCTGGAAGGGTAGCCCAATAATAGACAATGTGAAGCACTACCAGAAGCTTGCGACAAGCAAAATACAGGTTGATACAATATATGGCGAGAGCTGGTACGAACTTGTGCTGCTATACCTACCACCACACGACTTTGCTAAAGCATTGTGGGGTAAAAACCCTATGTGGAGTAACGACCCGATGGGTGCGTATAACGACAGCCCTAAAGAGGAAAACTGGCAACATCACCTACAACAAATGGTAATAGCAGACGATCCAATCAAATACCTAGGAGAAAACATCTAATGGAAGACCGAGAAATAGAAATTATACTAGACATAAAACAAGTAAGAAGGCGTAAGCAAGTAGCTAAGTCAGAGGGCGGACGTAAAGCCTATGACACGTTGGAGTACATCTTAACAAGCTGGAAAGAACAGTTGGCTGATGAGCTATAGAATAACATTTTCAGATCGCAGCCAAGTAACAGTGGATAACGAGCAAGGTTTGAAGTTAATGGAGTTACAAGCTTCTGTAAAGAAGCCAGAGTATGTGAATATCGCCGAAAACCAATACAAGATGTCCACTATCACAAAGGTTATGAAGGTTAGTGAAACACCAGCCACACTACCAATGATTAGTTCAGGCATGGTTAAGCGACATGAGAAGTCGATACACAGGGAGATATACTACCTGTATAAGAAAGAACTTACGAAGCCTGAACCGAGAGTATGGGAGGAGTTTCGAGCAGCAGCCTATGATTACCTGTACTCACAAGACAGTGAATGGTGTGATGACAGAAAAGGTACTTGTGTTTGTAAAGATAAGAAAATACCAGCCAGCACCGAGCGAGTAAAAGAAGTAATGGATATGATGAGGAGTTAGTTGTGGATAAGTACTGTAAAACTGGCAAAAGAAAATACCTTATCAAAGCACAGGCTCAGGCTATTTGCTCTAAAAGAAATAAACAGAAGCTACGAAATGGTCGAGTTTACAGGTGTGAAAAGTGTAACGCCTACCACGTAACTAAGAAAGAATGGAAATGGCCACTTGACACATAAAGTATAAGCATGATACAATGATAAGGTAACGAAAGGAAGAACAACATGGAAATAAGGTTACAGCGCAGAATTTTGGAGTTAAAACCAGAGCTGACGTTAGGACAACTAAAAGACATATCGGAAGATGTGTTTGATTACTGGGTAGACGCTTGTCTTGAAGACGCGCTAGAAGCGAGCGAAGCATGAAAGTGACAAACGTAACTGTAACAGCAGTAATACCAACATCTCAGTACGCAAATTTACAGCCAGCTATTACAGTTGAGGTAGATGATGACGTAGAGGCAGCTAAAGCCCTTGCCATGAGCCATATTGTAGGCATTAGCCAACAGTATGCAGAAGAGGGCAAAGCGCTTAAGGGCGGTAAAGCAACATCACAAGCAAAACGTATCGAATGTTTTGTAGGTGGATCAATACTCTACGATGACAACGCCCACGTCTACACCAACGAAGCTGGCGATGTATATCTCAGTGGTAGTCAGTATGCTAAGCGATTCGGCAAGGAGTTTGCTAAAGAAGCTATAGCTGAAAAGATGGCTGTTAAGTCAGGTGTACCAGCGAGTGAGATATTACAGATATGGAAAATGGGTGGACAAGCCAGCATGAGCTTCGGTACAGCAATACATGAAGCGTTAGAGATGTACGGTAAGTTCACCAAGACCTGTAGGGTACTTGAAAAAGAATACCACCAATCAAACATACCAATGGTAAAGGCGATTGTTGATGACTTCTTTAAAGGCAAAGAACAGGAGAGCGCTATCTACGAGCCAATGGTAGTAGACCATGACCGCAAGTGGGCGGGGCAGATTGACCGACTACTCATAGTAGACGAAGCTAAGAAGATATGCCGAATACAAGATTACAAGACCAACGGAGAGCTAAAGCCTGAAACACTAGAGCAATACTGGCATCAGTTAAGTTTCTACGGTTCGATCATGCAAGCACATGGCTGGACAGTTGAAGGTTTAGATATACACCACTGGTCAAGTAAGTGGACAACACATAGTAATAAGATGAAGGAGATTGGGTGGTATGCCAGCAATGACAATTCAAACATTTCAAATAAAGACAGATGAACAGGGCAACCCGAAGAAAGATAACTACGGCAATACCCAGATGATGATTAAGTTCAACGAATCACCTGAGACCGTCTATAAGGCAGTTAAGGATCCTAGCACTATCACAGAAGGCAAGGTCATGTATGGCACGATTGTAGAAGGACAGTTCGGATATAAGTTCCAAGCAGATCCATATAACCAACCAGGGCAAGCACCAAGTAAGCCGTTTAGTGCACCAGTACAGCAACAGGCGATTGCAGGTATAGATAGTAGTATCTCAGAACTGAAAGAGATTAGAGATATGCTTCTAGCTACATATAAAGCTGTTACAGGCGAAGATTATGTTGGAGTGCAGAAAGAGACCACTTCAGCTCAAAAACCTGTTACAGAGCCTGTGCAAACGTCAGAAACCCCACCAGTTGAGGCGTATACAGACATTGACGAAGTAGATTTATCAAACATACCATTTTAATAAGAAAGAGAGGGTAGCAATATCAGTGGGACTAAAGAAGGGTCAATTAAAGCAGTAGCAACAATTTTAAGTAAGAACCCAGACCATTTTAAAGAGATGGGACGTAAGGGCGGATCAATCAGCCGAGGCGGTGGTTTCGCAGCAGGTGAAGCTGGTAGAGAGCGAGCCAGATTAGTAGGAAGCCAAGGCGGTAAAACAAGTAAACGTGGTGCAAGTAAGCTCTATGAATACAAAGGTAAAATGCTATCCGCAGAACAAATAGCTCACAAGATGGGACTAAGCTGTGGTGCAGTGAGACGACGTATAAGACTATATGGGAGTATCTATGGCCAGAAACAAGCTTGAGAAGTTCAGACTCTACTACGAATACCTACCGAGCGAGACGAAGCGTAAGCTAAAGCTCAGTAAGCTATTCAAGAAGAAGGCTAAATAATGTACCTCCTAACCCAACTACTAATAATAACAGTGATAACAATGCTACCTGCATTTATATTAGCTGGTCTTGTAAACATGATTATAGAAAGAAGGAAGTGATGAGTGGAAATTTTTACAGTAAAGAAAAACGACTGTTTTCTGTCAGAGAGCTAACTAAATTTATGAAACGGTATCGTTACCAGTCTGGTAAAAGAATGCGTGGAGATTTGCGAAAGCTACTAGCTCATAACCAAATAGAAGCACTAACCTGGCTTACTGGTGGCATTAAAGAGTTCACTGAAGACGGGCAGAAATACTTACAGAAACGGCTCGATGAACTTCAGGAAGAAATCAAATCATGACCCCTCTTAATAACCAAGAACTAGAACAGAAAACCGACGAGCTTATGAAAAGACTTGGCTGGGTGTACAAACCAAATAAAGGCGGTACTTATTATTGGCAAAAATTCAACGGTGTGCATAAAAGTCAAATGACACTAAGCGAAGCTAGGCTGTTGACTGAGCTTTTCGAATCAGAATTAGCAAATAGGGAGAGGGAAGCCTGTAAAAAAGGTTTCATCAAAGGTGGTATAGACGAGATCATACGCAACGACAAAGCAATAAAAGAGATTGACCGACTAGAGTCGTTCATCAAACAGGAGTGCATGAAATGACCAGAAAAGACTACAACCTAATAACAGAGGCCCTACACTTTTCACACCAGAGTATGAGCGACCTACGGTTTTTAGAATGCATCAGAGGTATCGAACGTGCAACGGAGTCCATTGCGGACTACCTACAAGCCGATAACCCCAAGTTTGATAAAGAACTATTTATCAAGAACGTGATGGGCGACTTGTAATGATGGTTCATAACATAGATAACTGGTACGTTGGCCACAAGCATAACCTGTTGATTGGCACAAGCGACGGTTCACTTGATAGTCGTCGGGCAGATGTGAACGACTTAATTGAACTAATAGTTTACGAGCTTGGGCAGCAATACCACCTAATCCAGGACGACTCCCACGACAAGTGGTGCGAGCGATGTCAACATCCATCAACGTATAGTTGTGTTACAACGAACTACAAAATAGATAGACGGATAAAAGAACTCAGGGCAAATAACGACCAATGCGAGCTATGCGGGGCGAAACCAATGACAACTAATTGCAATAACGGTAGATGTGATGACTAGCATTTTAGTAAAGATTGAAGCAGTACTCGATAGCGAAATAGGCCACGGGTACTGCGGGATAGAAGAAAGGATTAATCCGAATTTATGTCGCATAAAGCAGGCAATGGCCAAGATTGAGCCCCTCATATCAGAGGAGTACAAAAAGGGTTACGTCGACGGTGGCATAGATTACTTAAAAAGAGTAGATGAAAGGAGAAAATTAGGAGAATGAAACTACTGCCATCATGTGTAGGAGAGTTTGAAACTTGGTGTGACGGCTGTAAAAAATCAATTGAAGCCATCAACGCCCACCTCCTCACAGTTGCAGAGAGGCTGATACCAGACGAGAAAGTTGGAACTATCAAAATACCACTTAATGATATTGAGCGTGGCTATAATTTAGCTATTCAGGACGTAACCACAGCCTTTAGAAAAGAATATGGAGAGAATGATGTCTAGTCCACAAAAAGCATTCAACATACTACAAAAACATCTTGATCTACACGAAATGATAGAACTTACTGCACTCATAAGCCATCACTTAGAGGTGGAGTCGCAGAAGTTGATGATTGAGTCTATAGATTTAGCCAACCAATCTAATAAGGAAGGGGAATGAGTATGAGCAACTGTAATAACTGTAAAAGCGACACTAAGACCAACACTGACGGTGACTGTAGATACTGTGGTGAGCAAAAAATAACTATTAGTGACACCAGAGAAAAAATATTTACAGCAGTCCCATACCTAAAAGTAAATAAAATGCAAGAACATCCTTACCACGAAAACGGTCAACACTACTGTGTAATGCAGAAAATGGTTGTTCCAGAAACTGGTGAGTACGCTGGCTGGAAACATGTATCAGATGAGTTTGAGACCATTGAAGAGGCTTTTGCTGAAATGGGTAGACTAACTCAGCACTACATCAGTCTTATGCATAGGTACTTGCCTGTGGAGCAGAGGTAGGTTAAATGAGCAACATACAAGAACAACTATTGGAGCTTTCTAAAACAACTGACCTGTCTCGAATACCACTCCGCAAAATCGCTGAGTTGATTGACCAACCAGAAATGTCTCCTGGTAATCTACAACACCATTTTAAGCGACTTGAGAAAAGAGGCTTGCTGTTTGTAGATAGGAAACAAAAGACACAAAGACATGGCGAGAGACACCTATCAGTCAATGTACTGCCAGATGGTAGAGAGATAGCTTATATACCATTCAAGCACTTTAAGGTCATAGATGTCGATGGCTGCAAAGCGGTCATAGAAATAATGCAACCTAAACTAAATAGAAGTAAGAACACACATAAACCTAACGTAGAAAGTGAGGAATCATTATGAAATCTGAAAAGAAAGAACATGAACACGTTTACCGCAGAACTATTGATGAAAGTGGCGAGTATCATGCATGCGAATGTGGTTATATAAGCAGAACCCCAACTATCCCAGAAGATTCAATACACCCACCACAGTCAAGTAATCCAGACCCAGCAGGAAGGCTCAAGGAGTTAGCTAAGAAGATAAGGAGTTATGAAGAGTCTGACAAGACAGTACTTAATATACTAGAAGACTTTTTAGATGAACACGCTGGCGAGAGTGCCTGGGAAGATGCTGAAAAAGCTCTTAACGCTCATTACCTCACAATCGCAGAGAGGCTGATAGGTGAAGACGAAAATAATACTGGACTGATGACCTACTACCCAGGCATTGAGCAAGCCACGAGAGATTCTCAAACAAGAGATATGTTCAGAGCAGAGCTTCGCACAGCCTTTAGAAAAGAATATGGAGGGGAGAATGAGTAAAGACTACCCAACTTTAACCAAAGTATTCTTAAAGAAACTAGGTATTAAAAAATGTCACCCTGAGATGATTGTAAGTAGTCAACTAGCCGACAAATACATCGTACAGTGTAGTTATTGTATGCGTAGAGAATATATAGATAAGGAGGATAGTGATGCGATATAAAATCACAATCAGCGAGTTAAGAGACAGTACGCACGAATATCGAAGTGACGACGAGTATGATATTTATGAAGTGAAGGTAGCAGGAGATGAGACCATTGTTGCGGCAGTTCAGCGAACAGTGTTGGACTACATAGAGTGCAAAGAACAAGTACCAGTGATGGTGCGGGGTAGCATGGGCGATGGAGCCGAGGAGCAAAAGTAATGCACACATCAAACACAGAGAATACTAGCCTACAATCAAAACTCCTAGACCTAACCTGCACCCACGCAAATCAGCTCCACGCTACCGACTGTAAAGACTGTATACAGTTAGTTAATGATATAACTGAGTTGTTTATTGCGGAGGGATGGAGAGTGCCACAGAAGCCTTTGGATCAGGAGAAAGCAGAGGAGTTGCTAGAGAAGTTGTATTGGAACACGAAATGACTAGTAGAAAGTGTACTGGCTGTGGTATCAAGACCAACTCGCCAACTTGTCCACAGTGCAAGGTGGTAGTACAATGCCCAGTATGTAAGGGTTGTGGTAGGGTAACAAAAAGAAAGACTACGAAATATGAAACTAGTGATTAGTGGAGATGTACCAGCCTTGAAGAATCAAAAGCAGATCTTCGTAAACAAACGCACAGGCAAGCCATTTATAACTAGCTCAGTAAGATCAAAGGCGTGGCAAGCTACTGCCGTAGATCAGCTTAGAGACCAGTTCAAAGGGTTGAAAGTATCGGGTTATCCTATAGGCATAGCCATGGAGTTTTATTACCCGACTAAACGAGCCAAGGACTTGGATAATTCCGTGTCTGCGGTTCTCGATGCTTTAGTACACGCAGGTGTGATAGAGGATGACAACATAAACTTTGTTGATAACATCTCTGCGAGCTTTGGGGGATACGACAAGGAAGATCCAAGGGTAAATATATACATTGACGACTGAGTTGCTTGTCAGTATACTGGTCACTATGAATAAGTACACCAGTGAAGAGGAACGGTTTTTAGTTGATCACTACCCGACAGGAGGCTCTAGATACTGTGCAGACAGGCTCGGAAAGTCTATGAACTCTGTCTATTTAAAAGCAAATAGAATGGGTCTAAAGGTAATCGTCAACGTGAATAAGGGTGTAACGAGACCACAACAGTCTGCGAAAATGAAAAAACTGTATATTGAAGGTAAGCTGAAGGGCACATTCAAACCAGTACACGGGAAACGAAAACACCCCATGTATAGCACTTGGAGGAATATGCTCAGAAGATGCTATGACAAAAAAGCCCCCGATTACCCCAGATACGGTGGTAGAGGTGTAGGTGTTTGTGAAGAGTGGTTATCAGTAAACGGGTTCATTGAGTGGGCTGATAATAGTGGTAGAAAACAGGGGCTTACACTTGACCGTATAAACAACGATGGTAACTATGAGCCTACTAATTGTAGGTGGGCGACACACAAAGAACAGTCGCTTAATAGTACGCGGTCTAACCTTCATACTTTCAACGGTGTGACAGACTCATTGCATGGCTGGGCTAAAACCCAAGGACTAAAATACAACACAGTAGTAAGTCGAGTTAGGTATGGATGGCCTGTAGAAAAAGCTCTTGGTATATACCTAGACGACTAGATGATAGAATGGTGGTGGGAACCAGAATGTAGTATGAGGCGGAGGTTTTCTTTTGGTGTTCCCTCACCGCAGATAATCAGTTGTTCGATTCCTCCCTCCGTCTCATAGTGTATTTTAGGTATTGACATATTAACGTAAGCATGATAGTATTAAGGTACTCTAATAGGAAAGGACAACTGATTATGAGTAGACGAACAAACGAGTTAGTAAAAGCTATCTCACCTAAGAAAAAACAGCAACCTAAGAACCAGGCCATCAAAGCTTGGATCAACAGAGAACTATGGAACGGTAGACCTATACACTGGTTAGCCATTGGTTTATCATACTGTGCCATAGCGTTCGCAAGCTACGAGTTAGCAAAATACTATGTAGCCATCCCAGAATTTAATGGCATTATAGCTTTTGTATCAACATTCGTTATTGGTAGCCGTGCATTTAAGAAATAAGGTATAATACTAACACTTCACTTAACAAGGAGAACAATAGCCACCCGACCTAACCGACCAGGCTTGAAGATGAAAAACTTTCTACTGGCACTCACTTCAACACTACTCGTAATGTTAGTGACACCGCCAACACACAAGACAGTAAACGAACACCCACAGAACGTTAAGAAACAATCAATAATACAGCCTCTACAGCCTGTTGTACACGCTCAGAAGCAAGAAGTAGCAAAAGTACCAGTTGCACCACCAAAACCTGCACCAGTGGCTCCTACGAGTGCCACAGGCACATGTGGGGACTGGTTAGCTCAAGCTGGTATTAGCGATCCTGATGCAGTCTGGTTAATTGGTAAAGAATCGGGTTGTAGACCAACAGCTCAGAACCCAACATCTACAGCCTACGGCATATTCCAGTTCCTAGATTCAACTTGGGCTAGTGTAGGTTGTGTAAAGACACCTGATCCTGTCGAACAGATGAGATGCGGTACTAAGTACGTTATGCAACGCTATGGATCGTGGGCAGGTGCTAGATCATTCTGGCAACGCAACCATTGGTACTAGGCATAAAGTAGTGCTAATATATGAACTGTCACGGGGAAACAAGTGACAGCTGTGTAAAAGAGCCCTTTCGGGGGCTTTTTTGTGATATATCTAACATTGCATTACTAGTATTTGAGCATTTAATATAAGTACAACCCGAACACTGTGCGGTGAAAGGTTCGGGGCTAGGCTAGAAGTCTGAACCCAGCACGACCAGCCTACTACCTGCATCAAAGTCGCCAGCTGCACCGTTGGTAATAGTGATTGATGTTATTGCCGCAGAGTTATTTATCCATTTGAAGTTAATAATAGTGGCAGTGCCAACCGTTCCAGCATTTGTAGTTCCCTCACTACCAGTTACCGAGCCATGTTTAGCAGCGTTGCTTCTATTGAAAATGTCTACTACACCACCACTTGCTCCAGTAGCATTATTGTTAAATATAGCGCCGATTTGACTTACTGCTGTTGCTGATGAATATGCCCCTGAGTATACATAGCGAATTGCGTAGTTATTTCCAGTATCGCCGTTAAATACCATGTTGCCCTGAGCTGCACCTGTATGTGTTATGTCTATTAGTACCCTTAAAAAGCGCTTGGCTGTAAACGTACCGCTACTAATTGTATCCGCAGCACCGCTTAGTGTTACATTTGCAAGCACCTCCCATGCACCAACAGTTGAGCTAAGTTTTGCAGGTGTTACTGCTGCGTCTGTGATATTAGCCGTTCCAACAGAGTTATCAGCGAGTTTGGCGGCCGTTACGGCATCATCTACTAAGTTAGCTGAGCTTATACTACCGTTAAATTCATTGTATAGAGTATCGAAGTTAGAGTTGATCTCTGAACTTGAGATTGTGGTGTTACCGCTAAATGTGTTTGGTTTGTTTACAATTGCCATTTTTTATGTTCCTTTTATTCCTACTGTTATCATTTTATCACAGTTGTTTCAACTGTTTAATGGTTCTGGTTTCCTCTTCTGACTTCTTCTTGGCCTTGTACTCATAGCCGTAGTCTTTGAGCACCTGATCGGTTAAGTCTTGGCTTTTCTGTGAAAGTAGGGTCTTTTGAGTTTGTGGCGGTAGTTTCTTAAACTCCTCATTAGTAGTCACTTTGTCTACCCATTGAGAGTAAGCCTCGTTAAAGGCGTTGTTAGCTTCGCTAAACTTCTTCGCATCAACAGTTTCCTTGAATCCACCGATTCTCTTGGTATCACTCTTATTCCAGTCTTTCTGTGCTGAGTAGGTGTTAGTACCCACACCTAGACCATCAGAGATCATGGCTATTAAGGTGTTAGCACTCTTCGGATCATTCTTTAGCTCTTCGTAGTTAGATACAGGTAGTGGCATGAATAGGTCTTTAGCAAAACTGCCAGGTGTTACTTTCTCCCCGATGAAGTTCTTGCCAGTTAGTACTTGTTTTATAGCCCCTGCACCTGGTGACATTTTACCTTCTGCGTAGTCCATAAGTACGTCCCATGTTGAACGTGCTCCAAACTCGTCACCATTTAACTTTGTAACCTGCCCCGTAGTTGAGCTTTTCGTCTCTCTGGTTGCAAGTCTTGATGCCACTGTAGCTATACTCGCCATGCCTCCTGAAGCGTCAAACCTAGTATTACCGATCTTTATCTTGCCGAAGTCAGAGCTACGAGGGTCTTTTTCTACGCTGCCTGGTACAAAGTTCTCAGCAGCTGCCATAGTCGCACCTACCACAGCTATCATCTTTACTAAGTTCTGGGCTGCCTCTTTTCTAACAAATGGCGTAACACCCTTCTGTAGCTGGTGGGCTGTTATAGTGTCTATGTTAGATTTCCAGTTACGTGGTGAGAAGAATAGGTTATTAAGCATATCTGCTGCGGGTTCTGCTTTACCTAGGTGTCCTCTACCAGTCATTGAGTTAATTAGCTTACCTATAGATTCCAGCTGCTTAGGGTCATCTATATCTACACCTGCTTTTTGGGCTTTTTCTAATATCTGATCGGCTAGATCAGCTCGCATACGGTGTGCTGCACCTACGTAGGCATACTCAGTAGCTTTGAATAGTCTACCGAGTCCAGGTACTTTCTCTTGTAATGCTGATGGGAAAGCTTCTTCTGTACTATGTACGTCTAGTTTCATCTTTCCGTAACGTCCGTTGATGTTGTTAACCCTTGAGAGTGTATCGGCATCAAGAGCATCTAGGGCATCAATGCCTTTAAGCCCTTTACCTATGTCGCCCCATGACTTGGCAAACGCCTTACCCCAGACCGTTGGGTGAGTTGTAAGTACTTTTAGTCCCTGCCTACCGAAGAAGCTGTTATCTAGTGAAGCCTTAAGCGATTTAGCTGTACCAAAGGTAGCGTTGATTACACCTTTTGGCATTAGTTTATCTCTACGGGTCTTGGTCCCATCTATAAGTTCATTCTTGTAGCGTCTGAGGTTAACTAGTGCTTCACCGTAGGCAAATCTATCTCCACCGTTTTCTAACTCTGCTTTGGCTGTAGATACCTTATCTGCTAAGTCTGTGATCTTAGCTGATTCATCTGCTGATAGGTCTTTAGGTATACCTTTAAGCTTAGTGTCCTTACGAGCCTTGAGTACGTCTTTCATAGCCTCTACAGGGCTTTCAGGGTCTTTGTTGTACCCTTCAGCTCCAAGCCTCTGTGCAGCCTCTGAGGTCTTTACGTTGCTCTGAGACTGGGCAATACGTTGGAGTGTGTTAGCGTCTTTATTCTTGCGAGCTTGTGCTTCTAGTGCCTTTCTGACCGCTACTTCGTGTATAACGTTGTCACCAGGTTCTCCGCCAAACGCTATTGCCTCTGCTCTAGCCCTGTTGTTCTGGACAAGTTCAATAGCTTTATCAGTTTCTTGAGTGTAACTACCTGACTTATATTGAGCCTTGTCTGGGAGCTCTTTTACAATACTATCTTCTATAGCTCTTCGCTCTGTAGCTAACGCACTACCAGTAGTTTTCATGTCACCAGGCTGGCTAGTAGCTGTAGCACCAGTTCTACTCCCAGTTGGAATATCCTGTGTAAGCGTTGGTTGATCTACTGCGGTAGCTGATGATGTACTACCTGTAGTTGGTGTTGGGGCACCCTGTGCCACAGTTGGGTTTTGTATACGTTCTATGAGCATAGTACGTTCTTGCATAAGTGCTCTCGCTTCATCAGCACCTAAACCGCCTCTTTTTTGAGCACTGGCTATCTTTTTCTGCACAACTTCTAATCGTTTTAGGTCGGACGTAGCTGGTACGTTAGTCTGCATGACACCACCAGAAGCCCCTGCGGTCTGTACTGGTTGTGGTGAACCTGCACCGAGTTGTCGTTGACCTGGGGTTGGTAGTTCTGAAGCTAGATCACCAGCTCCTGCCATCTGATCGTTTATTCGTGCGTTATCAGCAAGTGTAGCTGCATCTTGGGCTATGTTGGCTTTATTAGTAGCTCGTCTTGTAAGTCCAGCACTAGCAGCGTCCAACACACCACCTAGAGCGTAATTTGTACCCACACTTGTAGCGACTGTCTTTGCATTTATATCTTGTCCCCTTGCTGCGAGTTGCCCCTGATCTACTGCGGTGTTCTGGAGTATGTTTGCCACCCGTGCTGGGTCTAGCAGGTAACGAGCAGCTGTTATAGCAGCGTCCCCAGCTTTACCGCCTTTATTAACAGTCCTTAGTAAGTTTTCGAGTTCATCTGCTTTACCTGCTACTGCAACAAGTTTAGAGGCACCAGGAAGTGATGCCATAGCTTTAATAGCCTTTGTACCAGTAAGAAGCTGTAACGCCTCTCCTGTGAGCTGTCCACCCTTGTAAGCAACATCACTAAGTTGATTATCCTGTACAAACTTATCAGAACCTTCTGCACTCCTAGTGGCTGCTTGTGTAAGTCTACTTTGTCCCTTACCAGGTGTTGCAAGATCATATATGCCACCGACACCCTGTGCTACACCTTCCCCACTACGTTTTACACCAGCTCCGAAGGCTGCACCACCACGTATAACTGGGTTTTCTAGTGTCCTGTTAAGTTCCCCCAGTTGGTTAGAACGTTCGGCAGTAGCCTTAGCAAAGCTACCTCTTTGTTGTGCTGTTAGCTCACCAATCAG